AATTGCTAAGACTAATAAACTTTACATTAGAGAAGGTTACAAAACATATTTTGTTGATGATGGTCTATTGGGCTTTTATGACACTCGAATAGGTATCACTAGTACAAGTAGCTTTAGTGATTTTCCTGCTACGTTAATTGATAAAGACATGACGTCTGCCCTTAATTGGACAGGTAATGCGCAGTATAAAATTGATCCTGAGTTTCATGATATCGTAGAGAAGATTATTAACTTTCAAGACGATAAAGGCAAAGCTCAATATTACCATGACCTGAATAAGTATCGTGAATACATGTTAGAACGTGGTGATGCCTATGAACGTTTAAAAGCTATGAAATGGCTTAGAGATAAAGATGCAGCGTTTAGTAATCCTCCATTTCTAGATCATCGTGGAAGAATTTATGAAAGAGGGTTGATAGGAAGTCAATCAGGTGAAACCTTCAGACCGTTCTTAAACACAGCTAAAGTAGAAAACTTTTCTGTTCAAGGATATCTTAACTTACAAGACCAAATTGGCAGCTTTCTTGGCGGTACGTCAGATGCATTAGAAGGAAAGTTCAACGGTCTTAGTATCACAGGCCGCCAGCAGATAGCTTTGAAATGGAAATCTGACTTAATCAGCCTCGGTGATTTAATGCGCAGAGGCAAGCCTAATGATATTCGAAAGATACTTGAGCATCCAATAATGCAACTCGTAGATGGTGAGGAACAAGGGAAGTTGATGCGTTTTGCTCTTGAGATGAGCCGTATCAATGAACATCTCGGTGGTGATTTTTCTGCTAAGTCATTAGTTAATCTTAATACTTATAAGATTGCTTTAGCATTAGAGCAGGATGCCAGCAGTTCAGGTGCCCAAATCATTGCATTAACTACTAAGAATAAGCAATTAGCCGAGCTATCAAATGTTGTTCCTACTAATCAGAAACAACGTCTTTACGACATCATTGCGCAAGACACTTATAATGATCCTGAATTTCGTAGATTGAATATTAAGTTCGGTCTAACAGAGAAAGATCTTAGGAAGGGTAGTAAGCAGCAAACAATGGTACGACTTTATGGAGCAGGTAAGCGTACAGGAATACTTGCAGTAGAGTCTAAACTAGGCAAAGCATTAGGCACTGAAGGTACACTTGTCGTCAAAGCTGCTGATCGCGATACAGTCTTAGCAGAGATATCAGCGCGTATGGCTCGCTATGAGAAGATCGACCCTGATCTTTATCAAGAACTTAAAGCTCTACGTACAGACGTCAAAGATGTATTCAATAAAGGTTTACATCCAGGTGATGATCTGATGGAACAGCTTTATTTCCTTGATCCTAAGACTCGTGATCTAGTAGAAAAGATGACGCGTGAGTACGATCGAATAGTAACACCAGATGACTTTCAAGCTATCGCTAACATAATGACATCACATATGGAAAGGCAAGTGCCTATTCTTAGTGATTTCAGTAAGTTTTATGGACGTCTTGGTGAGCAATTTATGTTGCATTCTAAGCCAAGTGAATCAGCTATAGATTACGAAAACCTTTTAAGTACATTGATATTTGATGCTAAAAAGAATGGAAAGAAATTACCAAGATGGCTGACAACAATACTATCTATTAAAGACGAGAGCATCAAACAACAGATGCTAAGAAAGATTCCAGGATACGTTCCAGGAAGTCCTTTATCAGTACTAGTAGAAGGCACACCAAAGGCTACAAGGAGACGTACTGGCTTTAAGTTAGGTAAGTTTTTATTATTCTCTGAGGACATCACACCTGGCGTTGAAATAGGCATTGCTAACAAACTTGATAAAAGTTGGACAAACATACCTGCTGTCAATTTTAATGGCAAGGTGATGGAACAAAACTTTACTCAAACTTTTGAAGAAAAGCTAGCTTATAGAGACGCTGATGGTAAATGGGTTATTAACATTCTACAAGTTCCGCAGAAGACTGAAGGTAACTGGTGGGAAGAATTCAGAAATAAAGATGGAAAGATAAATGACATTGCTGACGCTGGTAAGGCTCGGACAGCTTATGGCGTGAATTCTAATCATGCAAATGATGGCACTATCGTTAAAGACTTCCATTTGTGGGGAAAAAAGAATAATATTGAAACAACAACGGTGAATTTTGCCGTTTTAAAATTGGGTTAATTGCTGGGACATCCTGTAGTTGCAGGACAATCAGCAGCCAAGCTTAGCTCGAAAGGGCTTTGAAGGTTCAACGACTAGAATAGACGACCTTAAAAGGTTATGAAATTCGTAGAATGCAAGTGCATTCAAAATGCCCAACAAATAGAAATATTTGAAGATATAGTCTAGTCTGCATATAAGGTCGTAAGATTGAAGTTGCAGAGGTGTCGTCGAGACACAAGGAAATATTATGGAAGAAATTTGGAAACGATATAAAGACACACAGTACTCTGTGAGTACTTTAGGAAAATTGAGAAACGACAGAACAGGTCTGGTAACATTAGGTACTTTGCAAAACGGCTATAGAACATTTTCTATGTATATAAATGGAAAAGTACAAGGTTTGAGTCGTGTTCATAGACTAGTAGCTGAGATGTTCATAGATAATCCCGATAATAAACCACAGGTAAATCATAAGAATGGAATTAGAGATGATAATACTGTTGTTAATTTAGAGTGGGTTACTGCCAGAGAAAACGTACAGCATGCCTATGATACGGGTCTAATGTTGAACGGGTCTGGTAGACCTGAATCAGTATTACTAGAAGAAGATATCCCTGATATTATATACTTTATGTCCATTGGTTATAAGGATTCAGCCATAGCTGCACAGTATGGTGTTTCTAGACAATCAATAAATGCTATAAGAATTGGCGATAACTGGAAACATTTGGGACTACAAGTGATTGGTAGATACCAAGGAAAACCAAGGACTAGAAAAATATCCGCAGAAGATATACCTGATATTCGTAGAGAAATATCAGAAGGTGTTACTGATAGTATTATTTCTGCCAAATATGGTGCTCATCCAAGCACTGTTAGACAGATACGAATTGGTAACACATGGAAGAACTATTAATTAACTAACTCGACGAACATCGAGCGTAACTAACGACTACGCTTTAATAAAAACGGCATGACGCTTTCGTAGCTAATAGTCAACACATGGTAGCTGCTAGAGAAGCAATTCGTCATATCTATGCAAACGCTGTTGAAACACAAACGTTGAAATGGACATTAGATGAAATGCTGGCTAGAGGTTTACCAAAAGCTATTTACGACGCCTATTTAGATGAAGCTGAATTGCTTGGATTAATCCCTGTGATTGGTAAGTCAAAGATAGATGGAAGATTAATGACTAAAGCAGATATTTTAACAAAAGAAGATGTCTTGAAACCAATCAAATATGACTTTAAGACAGATTATGGTTTTTATGGAATAGGGTAACTATTTCAGATAATCAAGAATGCAATCAGTTGGGTAACTGTGTTACCTTTCTGCTTGTGTTCTGCAAGAGAAGACTTGAAGCTAACGCTGAGAGTAATTAGTAGGGCTGTGCCCTTGTGTATATAAATTAGGCTGTGCCTAAAGGAAAAGAAAATGGCTGAAGAAAATAATGTAGATCAATCTGGCACCCCTGCTGTTGTTGCAGAAGCTAAGGCAGTTATCGAACAAGCACAAGCTACTGAAGCTAGTGCTAACGAAGCTATCAAAGCTGCTCAAGAACGTGCAGATGCCGTCAAAGCTGCAAACCCTGGAACAACTAAAGCAGACAGTGACATGATTGCTAAGTTGGTCCAAGACCGTCTGGAAGCTGAACTTTCTGGCATTAAGAAGTCACTAGACAACGCTTACGCACAGAGAGATGAAAGCCTCGCCAAGGTCAAAGCTTTTGAAGCTAAGGAGAAGGAAGCTCAACTCAAACGTTTAGCAGACGAAGGAAAACATAAGGAAGCTTATGAGATTCAGTTAGCTGAAGAACGTGCTCAAAACGCGGCGCTATTGAAACGCAACACCGAATTAAGTCGGGATGTTAATGTTCGAGATGCATTGCGGAATTATTCTTTCAAGAATGATAAGGCAGCAGAGATGGCTTTTAAAGAAATCACTTCTAATCTTGTACAAGATGAAAACAAACAGTGGGTACACCGTAGTGGGATTACTGTAAAAGATTATTGTGAAGCATTCTCTAAAGAAGAAGATCAATCATTCCTATTTAAAGCTAAGACAAACAGTGGAGCAGGAACACCTGCGTCCACAAGTGGTAATGGTGTTCCATCCACTGATAACAAACCTAAATCGCTCTTTGCTATGTCTCAAGCAGAAGTCCTTAAAATGGCGTCTGAAGGCAAGTTTGGAGCAATCCCAAAATGATTGAATAGAAAGTTTTTAAAATGACACAACTTTATACACAAGCAGCTGGCGCTGGTAGTAACACTTTTGCTCTGCAAGCAGCTCTTGGTGCATATTCCGATGAAGCCTACACGAATGCTAAGAAGCTTTCTGGAACAGGTATCGTAGGTCCAAATCCTAATATCAACACTTCGACTGAAACTTTTATTGGTCAGGTTCGTTGGTTCAAACCTATTAACCCAACAATTAATGTTGCTTCGTTGACTACGGCGGCTGCTGGTGCAACTACTAACTATACGTCTGACTTCTCAACATACATCAAGACTGTTCGTACACACGGCGCTAGCCAAGTGAACCTGCAATCTTTAGTAACTCAGCAAGATGGTTTGGCTAAGATCAGCCGTGACTTTGGTGAGACACGCGCTCAGGACGAGCATAACGCTATTCTGGCTGTCTTGAAGGGTGTTGCGCTGGCTGAAGCCCTTAATGGTGCTGCTACTGGCTCTGGCGCTACTGGACTAGGTGGACAGACATTTACGAATGATCCTGCAGATCAAAAGTATGGCTTCTATGTTGATTTGGCTGGTGCCGCTCCTGTTATTGCTGCTACTGCTGCAATCCAAGGTGCTGCTCGTGCTGAAGGCTTCTTGAACGCTATGGGAATGGCTTGGAAAGACTATGAGCCTGACTACGCTTATCTGGTTGTGTCTCCCGAGACCCTTGCTTCGCTACGTTCTGCTAACTTGGTTGATGAGACCAAAGTTACTGAAGCTAACGTTGTGTTTGACACCATCTTCGGTGGAAAGTTCCGTTTGATACAGACTCGTGCTGCTCAAAGCTTCTCTACTGCTCAGTTGACCAAGATCAATACTGGTGCTGGTGTTGATATCAATGCTTTGTCTACCAAGACTTCCTTTATTGTGTTGCCTGGTGCGGTTGCTATGGAACCATTGAGCATTCCTGCTCCTGTGGAAATCTATCGTGATGCACGTGCATATAATGGCGGTGGCTCTACTGACATCTGGTATCGTTGGGGCTATGTTGCTCATCCAGGTGGATATGACTGGATTGGTGCTACCACTGAGTTTCCTGATGATGCAGCCTATCAGTACTCCGTTACTGGTGGAACCCCTGAAGTGTTTACCGCTGCTACTGTTGGTGTTACAACCACTGGTACTTGGAAACGTAAAGCGGCTTCTGCACTGAGCTTGGGCATTCTGCCTGTGTTCCATGCCTAATTAAAGGAGAATCCTTATGGCACTAGTCAAAGGTACAAATTCGTATGTCACTGCGGTTGAGGCTGATGCATACTTCAGCGATCGGCTTGATGTGGCAGCATGGATTGCCGCTGACGCTACCTCAAAAGATCAAGCATTAATTACAGCAGCGTCTGTTCTTGATGATTTATCTTGGACAGGTACTGCCATAAGCGAGGATCAGCCGTTAGCCTTTCCACGTTCTGGTTATTACTTTGATCCACGCTTGGGTGTACACATCACGCTAACTGATGCTATACCTGAGCGTGTTAAGAAAGCTAATAAGGAACTTGCGTATCATTTGCTAAATAATGATGGTATCTTAGATGACAATGGTAAAGTTATTAACTTAAACGTTGGATCTATTAGTCTCTCTACTATCACGGCACCTAGCCTAATACCTGCTATCGTAAAACGTCTTATAAAACCACTATTAATTAATTCTGGAAGTAATAGCTGGTGGAGGGCGAACTAATGGGTTATTCAAATCTATTAAAAAATATGACAAGAAAAGCCTTTAATCTGATTGGCGATCTTGCCACAGAAGTTATCTTAACAAAGAGAACTAATGTTGGCTTTGATTTTGCTACCAATACAACCTCTACAGGTACATTGGCAAGTTCTAGAATTAAGGGAATATTTAATAGTAAACGTAATACAGGAAAACCTGATAGTCCAACCATCTCTGAGTCCTTTATGTTTAAAGCTGAGGATTTAGATGAACCAGATATTTATGATAAAATAACTACCGCTGATGGTAATGTTTGGAAGATAATACCACCTTTTGATAACGATGGTTCTATTATTACTATTTATGTAGCTAGGGAGAGCTAAAATGGGTAAATATAAGTCAGTATATGACGATGTCTATTCCATCTTTAGTTCTTCTGCATGGTTATTAGAAAGTATAAAAACATATCCTCAAAATTATTTAAATAGTGGTAACAGTGGTGAATACATAAGAGTTGCTGTTGTTACAAGTAGCTACTATCCAGGCAAAATATTATTATCCTCTTCTGGTCAAATTGTTATAGATATTTTTGTAACATCAGGTGAAGGCTTATCAAGGATAACCACAATAGCAGATAAGTTAGATACTTATTTAGTGGGTAAAACGCTGAAAGGCTCAGCAAACGGCAATACTCAACTAGGCACATCAAGCCTGGTGATGATCGGCGAAGACTCGGCTAATCCTAGCCTCTATCGCGCATCGTATTCAATCTCTTTTAATTACTTTGGAACATAAATCATGGGTCACATATCTTCTACAGGCGCTGGTATTTATACCACCATGTGCCTTAATAAAGTAGCAACTGCTGCAGTACCAGGTACTGGTCTAGCATCTGAATGGCATGCTCTCTTTGATACAGGTGCAGAACGCACTCAGATTGCAAATGTTAGAGACTTTCCAGCAATGGGAACTCCACCTAACATCATTAAAGTTCCTGGGTTCGGCAACAAGCAGTCTAAGCAAGTCCAAGGACAAGCAGACGCCCCCTCTATTGAACTTACCGTAAACTACATTCCTAACGATTGGATAGACGGCGGTGCGGGTACATTGGGTTTTGCACTCTCCTCTAAAACGGCATATGCTGTTAGGTTCGCACTTATGAATAGCGATCCAGGCGCAGCTGTTACAGGTCTTGCCACTGAAAATACTTGCTTCTATTTCATTGGAAAAATCGAAGCTGTATTGGTTAAGCCAGCTTTATCTGATGCTACAACTGCAACAGTAACAATGTCAATGCAATCCGATTTCTACGGCGCATTTACACACTAAGGATTAAATAATGTCACATATTAATTCTCTAGGAGTTGCACTCTATACGGATCTTGCCTTTACGCTAGGCTCTGGTGCTGCAGCTGTCCCTGCAACATACGATCAATCAGGTTTTGATGCACTCTTTAATTTAGAAGATGCTGCTAAGCCTTTTGGTGCAGTTTCTAACAGCTTTGTTCGCATTCAGAACGTTAGAGATTTTCCTTCTATGGGAACGCCTCCTAACATTGTGAAAGTACCTGTGTATGGTGCTAAGCAGTCACAGCAAATTCAAGGTCAGTCTGATGCACCTAGCATGGAAATTACCTTGAACTATATTCCAGATGACTGGTCATCTGTTAACTTAGGCTTATACGTAAATGACTCTATTACACGTGCATTTCGCGTAGTTTTGCTTAATAGCCTTTGCACTACATGGAAGTCTACAGGAACTACTGCAAATATTGGTGGCTCAGTAGCTGCACCTATTCAAAACAGTGTGTATTACTTTACAGGTCGTATTGAAGCACTTCTTATCAAGCCTTCTTTGTCAGACGCTACAACGGCAACATTGACGCTGTCTATGCAATCTGACTTTTATGGTGCTTACACTGTAACTGCTTCTACTTAATAACGAGAAGGGGATCAGGTTTAGTTACCTTAGTTCTTAAACAACCTGAGCTATCGGGTGCCCTACTTTAATATGCAAGAGAGACCATTTACAACAAGTTTTATGCTATGTCGAACATTAAAAGACATACACAAGCTTATCGACAGACAGCTAAGCGTAACAATACGCAGAATAGAAGAGTTTGATGGAAATCAGGCAAAATCTAAAGAAATCTTTGTGACACTATCAGCGTTGCAAGGACTTCGCGATAGAATTACCGCTTTCCAAGCGGAGAATCCAGAACTATTTGAAGATCACAGAAATGAGCTCTAAGTTCACACTACCAACAGAGACGAAAATGGCAAATAAATTTATTGGCGCAAAAGCAGTAAAGACAATTAAATTCATGGATAAAGATCTGGAAATTTCCAAGCTATCCATCAATCAGGTTTTACGTATTCAGGCTATTACTAAAGAGAATGAGAATAGTGGAGCTGAAGACAGTAGTATCAAGATTCTTAGTGCAGTCATTAGAGAAGGCGCTGTGGAACTACGTGACTTAACACAGGAAGATCTACAAGACTTTCCGATGGAGGCACTCGCAGAGTTGTCTAATACCATCATGTCGTTTTCAGGTCTAGCTACGAGTGGAACTGTCTGACGAAGAGATTGCATTGATGCAACTCGCATTCTTGTTTAAAATACCCTTGTATAAGCTCTTAAACGAGATGCCATATGAAGAGTACTTAGCATGGAATGCATTTTTTAAGTTATATCCTCCAGGACAGGCTGAAGATTATAGAGCAGCAGCTATTGTAGCTGCTACTGCTCCTAAAACACCAATAGAAAAATTATTTCCAAGTCTTGTTCCAGTAGCAAAACCTAGGGATACTATTGGTGAGAAGTTGGAAGGCTCCTCAATATTCCAACATATGTTAAATGCCAAAGGCGGCGACAAGCTTGATTTCAAATGATATCTATTAACATTACAGGTATTGAAGCTGAAATATCTAAAATCCGTAATCAGCATGCTAAGCAGTCTGGTGATTCACTAGACAAGACAGTAAAGAAGATCGTAGACGATTTGGTTTATGCTACACCTGTAGACACTGGTGCGGCAAGAGAAGCTTGGGCGGTACAGAAGACACCCAAGGGCTTCCGGATTCAAAATTCTGTGCCATATATAGAACAGTTGAATAACGGTCATTCTCGCCAAGCGCCTTCATACTTCATCGAAAGTATTCTCCTATCTTATGGGAAGGCTACCGGCACTATTTTAACGAAGACCCCAACTTAATTGTTGGGGTTTTTTATGGAGCTTTAAATGGGTATTCAAGTTGAAGTCACGTCTGACTCGGATAAGGCGACAAAAGGTCTGGTAGCTTTAGAGGACGCATTACGTCGAATTAAATCGCTATCAGCAGGTATTTCAGTTAAACCTATGATGTCTACAAATGACATCAAAAATACTGAAAAATCAGTTAATGGAATTGCAGCTAGTACTAGACAAGCTTCTAGTGCAATGGCACAGTTCCAACAGAACAGCGTACGATTGAACGCACCTTTAGAAAATATTAATAGTAGATACGTTAATATTAATAAAGCGACAAATGCTTCAGTCGTACAACAAAACATGCTTAGCAAAGCTGTTATGAATACAGCTGATTCTACTGCAAGATTAGAAAAAGGTGTTGCTGCCTCTACTGAAAGTTTTAAGAGCCTAGCCGTTGCTACTGCAAGTTTTGCAGCTATTGGTGCAACAGTATTCGCTGGCACAGGGATGTTAGATGGCATTACTACATTTAACAATAAGATTAAATTAGCTACTAATGGTACACTAGAATTCCATTATGCAATGAGACAAGTTCAGGCTATCTCTGTAGATACTAGAACAGGTCTTACAGAAGTCGCAGACCTATATGCTAGGATTTCTAGGGCTACTAATACATTTCAAAGGTCACAAGCTCAAGTTGCTTCTGTAACAAAGACAGTTTCAGAATCAATAGCGATGTCTGGTGCATCTGCTGAAGCTGCATCCGCTGCTGTTATGCAACTAGGGCAAGCTTTAGGTTCTGGTGTATTGCAAGGTGATGAGCTACGATCCATCCTTGAGAATGCTCCAGCATTGGCTGATGCAATTGCTGCTGGACTAGGTAAGAGTATTGGGGAATTACGGACACTTGGTGCTGCTGGTAAATTAACATCTCAAGTAGTATTCAGTGCATTATTGAGTCAAGCTGATGCTGTAGATGCTAGATTTAAAACAGCTGGTATTACATATGCTCAGGCTTTCACTACAATTAGTAATGCAGCTAAGATTGCAGGTAAGAGTTTCACCAATGCATTTATAAGTGATGATTCTAAAGGAATACCTTTTTATATAAATCAAATCGGTGTTGCTCTTGCTGAAATGGCATCTAAAATTGAAATTCAAATGCTTCAATTCAAGTACAACATGTACATGGCATTTAAAGATATTCAAGCTTTTCTCAGTGAGCCAATCTATATACAATTTCAGATAACTAAGACTAAGATAGAAGAGATGCTACCTTCTCTTAGTGAAGTTAAAGGCTACGCAAGTAAGGTAGCTGGAACGTTGTATAGCAGTTTTAGCAATCTATTTAGCGTTGGTCCGTCTGATAATGCACCAGGTTTCGCCACTGGAGGACAGATATCAGGCCCAGGTTCTGGAACCTCTGATAGCATTCCAGCAATGTTATCTAATGGTGAATATGTTGTCAGAGCATCATCTACTT